GTTTTCCTTGAACTTGAGTAGTGAGTTAGCGGAGTACACGACCAAGTGGAAGCTGCAAGTTTTAGTGCAGCCTCTTCAGTTAAGCCGCTAGTATTAAATCGGTGGTGGTGAAAGTCAAAGGTGATTGGCGTACCAATTCTTGCAGTAATTAAGTCAAACAAGTCTTGTACTGAGTATTGTGTAGATTTATCGTCATTTTCAACGACAAGCCGACTTTGTGCAGCTTTACCAAGTAACCTAAAATTTTGACAAAATCTATCAGCAGCTGATTCTTTATCACCGTAGGTTCCACCTACATGAATATTAACAGGAAATCTATGATCGGTTGGTAAACCCATAAGATCCATAATTTCAGCATGTTGGTTTAGATCCTTGATTGTTTTAGTAACAACACTTGGCGTTGGCGATGGTAAAACATCAAATTGGCCTGGGTGCATTGATAACCGGATATTATTTGCAAGTACAAATTTGCCAATGGCTTGCATATCTGGTAAAATTTCTTGGAAATTAGGCAGCTCTTGAATTTCATATTCTGACATCCATGGAAAAACATCGCTGGACATACGATAAACGTAAATACCATTTGCAAGATTCCATTCCAAAATAGTTAAGATATCTTTGATATTTTGATGAGCCAACTCGCTGCAATATTGCACGCCCTTTTGTTGAAAGGTTTTTTTAATCATTCCACGATTTGCAGTAACCTTTCTGTCTAGTGACAAGTTAATGCAGCAATAGCCAAGGCGAGTTGTTTCGTTTATCATAAAACTAATATACTAAATGCTATTCATTTTTGTGAGCTCTTCACACTTTTCAAATTCTTCCTTTTCTTCAAAATAGTCAATCATTTCAACTAAAAGGTCTGCTTTTTCTTTTTCATCAAATGGAATATCAGTTGGCCATGTAAAAGAATTTGCACTTAGGTGTTTGTACATTTCTTCCATCATGTCAAGGTACATGCTTTCTAAAGCTGCACTATAATCAATAGTTCGCATTCTGATAATTATTTGTAGCTTTACGGATTACCTCAACAACATCAATTGCGTCATCTAATCCATCGTGCGTAACATGATTTTCAAGACCAATTCGTTCTTTACATTTTCCAAGACCAGGCAAAGATTGATCGTTTTTCCAATCTGTAACCAATACAGCTGGATCAATAATACGATTTCTAATTTTAATCTTAGTATTCCAAGTTGGAATTAGTGTCTCTAACCAAACTTTATCAAATGCTGCAAAGTTTTTACCAGCTGCATTAATAATTACCCGATCTCCATCTACTTCACAACCATTAAATGCTGCCCAATTTGCAAACGCAGTAGCAACCATTTGTGGAGTTAAGATATTGTGTTTTTTGCGATAATCTCCGCGCTCTTCTCTTGGAATCTTTTCCATTCCAGCAATTATCTTAATGAGGTTCATATTCATATTAAAAGCATATGCTGAACCACTATAGTGTGGATGTTCAATTACACAATTGAAGGTAGGCAACTCTGAGATTGGCTTAACATCGTTTGTGTCTTCAATTATTGCGCCAATCTGTAAGACCTGACACGTCTGTGGATCTAATCCAGTTGTTTCTAAATCAATTGATATGTATTTCATTTCTTTATATTTTATACTATTATACTAATCTAATATATCCCATGGCAAATCTCCGTCTTCAATTGGCGTAGATTTATTTGGTGTATTCGGAGATGCTCCAAATAAGTCATTCATGATTTCATCGTCAGTCATGTCTTGTTCATCTAAAATTTGATTAGATTTTGCAATATGAATTTGAGTTGCTTCGATTGTATTAAAGTATTTGATTTGGCCGCTAGGGCTTTCCCATTTACGACCGGCTAATTTATAGCCAACCTGAATTTGATCTCCAGGCTTTGCCGGATCCAGCATTTCGCATTTTTCTTGGATTGCAACAAAGGTTACATACTGTGGGTACTTATCGTTAGTCCCGACTACAAATTCTCTTTTTTTGAATTTGGCTGATACAAATTGAGTATCGTCTACGTTAATTAAGGTTCCGCTAAATGTTGACATATTAAAAGTTTGGGTTTGTTATTTTTAAATCATAATTATTAAAGTTTGCAAATAATTCTTTATCTGCTTGTAGTCGAGCATCGACTGTGTGACCTGGCATAACTCGGTCTGCCAGCCGTTGTCTACGTGGGTCTTCTGCAATATCAAAAAATATTACAAATGATTTTGCACGATCCTCTGGTGAAAGATGTGATAGGCCGCTTGGCGTCATAATAAAAACATCATCACGATAAAACTGTTCGATGGTGGTGCCATACGTCCAACCATTAAAATCAATTACTTCATAGAATTTACCGGAGTCAATCATTTGTTGACACTCGGTTTGACTTAAAAAGAAGTAATCTTGACCGTCTACTTCACCTGGCCTTGGTGGACGTGTTGTATAACTTACCGCATACGTCATGCCTCTGTCCTCAAGGCGTTTTCTCATAAAATCTTTACCTGATGCGCCAGGTCCCGCTAAAATAATTCTTGGCATTATATTGTTCTTGTTTTTTCGTAAATTGCTTTAATAACTGGAAATCTTAAAGAGTGCTGACCGTGTTGGTCTGTTGTTTCTTCAAAATATTGAACTGTAATTATTTTACCAATAATTTGACTAGGGTTTTTGTAAAATTGTCGACGTTGTTCAATTGAAAAGCCTGAACCTACTCTAACTTGATTTCCTCTATGCGTAATAAAAATATTACCTAGCATTTCTTCTTCGACTTCGCGACCATCTTCAATAACTCTATGTGTTGAATTTTCAACTCCTTCTACAATGTATTCAGCATCCCAGAATTTTTTAACTTTAAGAATTTCATCACTGCGTTTTCCAATATATGGGGTATCTTTTCTTAACATTAAGCCTTCCCAACCTTGAGCAGTTGAATTAGTAATTTCAGTTTGCAGGTGCTCCTCTGACTCTATTAGTGTCTGCTTTAGTAGAGTAGTATTTTTTAAGTCAATTCCACTAAACAGTAGAGCCGCAATTGTAATACGATCCCTAAATTTTCTGTCACCAGTTGAAGTTTGGCTATTAAACTCCTCTAGGGTTAAACAGTCAAATACTAAATATTTTGGATTTTTTATGGTATGGTTTTTTCGGCCAATTTCTTTAATAATTCCTTGAAAATCTTCTTGACCTGCCTCATTCATCATACAAACCTCGCCGTCAAGAACAGTATCTACTAAATTTAGTTTTTTAATATCTGCCTTTAACGTATCTAGAGTTAAGAACTCATTACCGCCTCTAGAAAAGAACTTAACTTCTCCATCTGCATCAATTATTGCAGCACAGCGAACTCCATCTAATTTACGGCTCATGTACCAGTGATCTTCTAGCCTAACTTTCTTTTTAGTCCTATCATCATATGGCATGGCTAGTGCAACGTCAAAGGTTGGAATTGTTCCAGGTAAGATTGAATTAATTAAGGTGGTAGTTGCTCTAGTTTTTAAGTTGCGATCTAAGATACTATAGATCACTTCTGAGAACTCCAAATTCCTAGCTATAAAACCATTAACACAAGCTATTGCAGAGTTGCCAGTGACACGACGTTCATTCAGGTCGTCTAACAGACTAAATAGATCATCATAATTATCAAAAGAAAGCTCCTGTCTCTTTTTTAAGTTGGCCGGCGTAACGTAATACTGCTTGAATGGAGAGTATGTATACTCTAGGATCTTTCTAAGATATGGGCTATTGAATTGTTGCAGGACTGCCTTTTTATCGTTGGTCGACGAAGTTACATTCATTGCCTCAATAAAGTCCTGGATTAATTTGAGATTGTTCATATACATATTATACAAAAAAGGAGACCAAATAGGTCTCCTTTAGCTATATAAAAGACGCCAATTAATTAGGCGGGAGTTTCCTCAGTTTGCGGAGCCTCTACTGGAGTTTCCAAAGTCTTGATGGCCTTGTCTAACTCATGTACTTTAGAGTATGCAGTGTTTAATTGGAAAGAAACTTTGAATAGAGCCTGTGCATTGTGTAACCCTGTGAATTTTGCACGGTTTAGGAAATACAGACAAGATTCAATACATGCGGCTGGCAATCTAACTGGACTAGTCTCAGAGTTTTTACCTTCGCCTTTATGGTTTTCAATTTCTCCCAATAACATATTGTGATTTTGTAGAATAACGAAAGCTTCGTTAGGTCCAGTAAATTCAACACTGTTTTTTAGGAAATTTCTTAACCACTTAAGATCGTCTTGTGTCATTGATGGAACATCAAAATGACCACGTCTTTGTGCTTTAAGTTTTTCGATTTCGGATAATTCTTGTTGAGGCTCTTCCACCTCTGGAGTTGCATCAGTAATTTGA